GCAACCGGGAGAGCCACCGTGCAGGCCTTCAGGCTGTGGTGGATGAGATCCGCGAGAAGTATCCAGACCCTAAGCCACGTCACACGAATGCAGCCTAACACTGAACACGCCTATCTCGCCGGCTTCATTGACGGCGAAGGATCCTTCGGGGTCTCCAATCAATCTATATCCCTCCGAGTCACCAACACCCACTTCCCTGTCCTCGAACGCCTCAGGGAACTCTGGGGAGGGGCGGTCATTCTCCACGGTGAGGGCGATGGAGTCCGCCGAACCTCATGGCAATGGCAGCTCTACGGAGAGAAGGTCACCACGGCCATCCGGGATATGTGGGACCACCTCCGCGAGAAGCGACCCCAAGCAGGGTTACTCCTGGAGTGGAGGGATACCCGCCCTGGGGATCCCTTGCGCCCTTGGATCCGTAAGGCCTTGAAGACCCTGAAACGGCTGGAGACGCCACTAGTAGTACGTATGGGTAATGAGTGACCCCCAATATCCCCTGGCCATGCAAGGCCTCATGGGCCCTCAGGGAGCCTCTCAGGACCCTCAGAAAGCTCCCCCTGAGTTCACCCCCGAGCAGGTCCAGTATCTAGAGGATTCATTCCCTCTTATCCACCACGGCCCGGGCGCGGCTCTCGCCGAGATCCAGCGTGCCTTAGGACAACATGACGTAGTTCGGAAGGTGCGCGATGCAATCCAAGAATGATCTATGTGTGGCTCCACGCCCTCCCTCGCGCCTGACAAACCTACTCCCCCCAAAGCTTCCCTAAGAGCCAAGACGGCCACTGAGATCCGAAGGCCTAAAGGTCAGCTCAAGTCTCAGTCCCTCGCGGCCCGCCTGGGCACAGCTCAGCTCCGCGCCCCCCTAGCGGTCGGCTCCTGATGGCCCACCCCGCACGCTCCGCCTGGCGCAAGTACAGCGGAGAGCGCCAGGAAGTCCTGGACCGAGGGAGAGAGGTCGCCAGCCTCACTATCCCCTACATCCTGCCCCCGGAAGGCACGACCTCAGCAACTCGGCTCCCAACTCCATACCAGGGGACGGGGGCCGAAGGTGTAAATAACGTTGCCTCCAAGCTCAGCCTGACCTTGTGGCCGGCGAGCATCCCCAACTTCCGCCTCATCCCCAATCAGACCCTAGTGGCTGAGAAGGCTGCGGAGTCGGGTGAAGAGGTGGGCAAGATCCTCACCGCTCTGGAGCACGACCTCGCCGCGACCGAGAAGCACATTCAGTCTGAGGTGGAGCTACGAGCTTACCGCCCCCATCTCAACGAGGCCCTTCGCCACTTAGCGATCTCAGGGAACGTGTTGATCCGATGGGACGGCCCGAGCATGAGGATCTTCGGTCTCGACCAGTACATCTGCAAGCGAGACGCTGCCGGCACCATCCTCTGGGTAATCACCAAAGAGGAGATGGACAACACCGCTCTACCCGAGGGTGTGACTCCCAACGCCAAGAGCAAGAAGTCAATCCTCTTCACCGCCGCCGAGCGGACAGGAGAGAAGGACGAGGACGGCAAAGCCCTGTACCGACTCTGGCAAGAGATCAACGGCCACATCTTCAACACCGACACGGTCCCCGAAGACGAGCTGCCCTACATCATCCCCCGCCTCTTTGAGGTCGTTGGCGAGTCTTACGGCCGCGGGCTTGGTGAGCACTACTTGGGTGACCTCATCGCCCTCGAGGCCCTGACCATGGCAATCGTCCAGGCAGCGGCAGCTTCGGCCCACCTAGTCTGGATGGTCAGCCCCAACGGCTACACCAGGATCGGTGACCTCCAGAAGGCTAAGACTGGTGGCTATGTCGTCGGTAACCCTGATGACGTCAGGGCCATGCAGCTCGGCAAGAACGCTGACCTCCAGGTCGCTTTCAATGCGAAGCAAGAGATCGAGAAGAAGCTCCACCGAGTCTTCCTCCTCAACACTGCCTCCCAGCGCGACGCTGAGCGAGTGACAGCAGAGGAGATCCGCTACGTTGCACAGCAGCTAGAGGACGCCCTAGGTGGAACTTACAGTCTGCTTAACGACCAGCTCCAGCTCCCGATCATCAAGAAGGTCATCGCGGACATGCGCCGTGAGGACAAGCTCCCCGACTTCCCCGATGGCTTTGCGACCGTGAAGGTCGTTACGGGCCTTGAGGGCCTCGGGCGCAACAGGGAACTCGATGCCCTTAGGACCTTCATGTCCGTGGCCGCAGAGAACTTGGGACCCGAGGTCGTCAACAGTCTCGTTGACCCTCGAAACCTGATGACCCGCATCGCAGCATCGGCTGGCGTAGACACGCTTGGCCTGATGAAGACTGAAGAAGAGATTGCGGCCGAACAACAAGCGGCCCATCAAGCCCAGCTACAGCAGAGCGCAGCCGCCCCCGTGGCTGGTGCCGTAGCAAAACCCCTGGCCGAACAGGTCCTTGAACAAGCTGCATGACAGATACCAACACTGCCCCCGCACAAGCTGCCGGTGTGAGCATCGCTACCGCCGACGTTAGCCTAGAAGCTCCCACCCCAGCCGACGCTCCCGTTGAAGTTAATCCCGTACCTGAGAAGTTTAGGAACGAGGATGGCACTATGGATCAGGAGAAGTTCCTCTCCTCCTACGCCGCCCTCGAAGCCGCCCAGTCTGCGCCCCCTGAGCCTAGTGCCGATCCAGCAGATGCTCCGGTACCTGAGGCTCTCGCGCCTCCTGAAGTCCCTACGGGCGATGGACTCACCGAAGCCATCTCCCAGTGGTCAGACGAGTACGCGAAGGACGGAGAGCTAAGCGAGGACACCTACGCTTCGATCCTTAAGGACCACAATGCCGACAAGGCTACAGTGGATCGGATCATCGCGGGCGAGAAGGCCATAGCGGACGCTGGGGCCCGAGAGATCCAGGACATGGTTGGTGGCCCTCAGGCCTACCAGGACATGCTGGCTTGGGAGATCAAGACCAACGGCCGCGAGGCTGCTGACAAGTTCGCTTCCAACCTTGGTGGCTACATCGCTTCCAACGACCAGGCTGCTATCAAGCTGTCCGTTGAGGGTATGCAGGCTCGGTACAAGCAGGCCACTAAGACCGGATGGTCCCCTGAGATCACAGGGAAGGACAGGGGCGGCCGGGACATCGAGCCCTTCGCCAGTCTCCAAGAGGCTCGTGATGCTCAAGCATCAGCGGCCTACAAGTCCGGTGACCCTGACTACCAGCGCACCTGGGACGAACGCTACCGACTCCTCAAGCAAATGCCCGCTGCATGAAACACTTCCTACTATCCCTGCTATTCCTCCTGACCTCATGTGCCTCCGCGCCCTTCGTGGCTTACGGGGTCTTTGATGGCACAGGAAGCTATTACTCCGATGGCTCCAGCGCTGTAGCGTTCGGGGACATCAAGGGTGAAGCCGGCATGTTCGCTAAGGGCTCTGGCTTCCCCGTCGCTATTCCTATCAACGTCTCGGAAGGAGAGGTTCTCCTCTTCTCCCATGGCGCGTTCGTCACCCAAAGCCTTACGGCTCCTCTGCCCTATTGGGTTCGAGAGCTTCTGCCCCCCGCTCACTTGAGTGCGTTGGTGGCTGCCTTGGGTGTCGAGCTTCAATTCGCAGAACCGGAGCTGACTCCACCCGCTGATTAAAAGTCATGCCGGTCTGCAAGGTCGTGTTGACCCTAAAAGCCGTCAACGCCGGGGTGACGTTAAACCCGGCCCGTTCATGCACACGATTAGTTTCGTGAGCACAACGAGCACGCTCTGCTCGTAGCGATAGACCCAAGCAAACACTGGCTTGGGTAATGGCCCCTTCAGTAAGGGCTATCGAGCACCAATCCGCAGTCACGCCCCCTGCGTCATCAAAGAGCGACCGCGGTTAGACCCACCGCGACACCAAAAGGTCCCTCCACTCCTTAGCGCCCCTAGCGCCACTCGCAGTCCCGGAGCCCACCACGGTGGATAACTCGTCGGCTGGTAACGCGAGATTCGGCCCGGACGTGCTTGGGAGATGAATGCTTTGACAACTCAATTCAATGGCAGCTATTACTACGCTGACGCAACCGGGTGCTGACAACTCGGGTGTTGATCCGCTCGCTCTATTTATGGAGAAGTTCTCCGGCGAAGTCGCCGAGAGCTACCAAGCCGAACTCAAGCTCACGGGCCGAGTTCGCACCCGTTCCCTTACTGGCGGCAAGTCCGCTGTCTTCGGCGCGACTGGCACGGCTACGGCCGGGTACCACCTCCGCGGTACCAAGTTCGATGAAGGCTCCGGTGGATCCCAGCTCTCCGAAGTCAACTTCGGTCAGCGCAAGATCGACCTCGACCGCCCCATCTTCACCTCTCACTTCGTTGATGAGTGGGAAGAGATGGTCAACCACTACGATGTTCGTGGACCGATCTCGTCTGCCATGGGCCAAGCCCTCGGCGTCCTGACGGAACAGCAGAACTTCCGAACCCTGTACAAGGGTTCCCTGACCTCCTCGGGTGCCGTGGATGGACAGGGCGGTGGTAACGACATCACGAATGCTGACGCTGGCACCAGTGCCGGCGCGTTCCTCACGTCCCTAGAGGCCCAAATCCTCTTCTGGGACAACGCGAACGTGCCTGAGGCTGGCCGCTTCTGCTTCGTCCGTCCCGACCTCTACATGAAGCTGGTGGACCTCACCGACTTCCAGAGTGTTGACCTCGGCAACGGTGGCAACGGCTCCCTGAAGGACAACATGGTTGGCCGACTCAAGGGCGTTGACATCTTCAAGACGACGGTCATGCCCTCGGACAACTACACCGACTCCAACGGTGGTGACGACTACACGGTCAGCGGCATGGTCAACGACTATGACTGCAACATGACGAACGTCGTGGCGGTCCTCGGGACCCCACGTGCTCTAGGTACTGTGACGCTTAAGGGCGTCAAGATCGAGAGCAAGTACGACATGATGGCTGGTGGCACGATCTTCAAGGCCTCCAAGGCCTTCGGATCTGGTGTCCTCCGCGAGAGCGACTGCGGCTCTATCCGAACTGCATAATCCAATTGAGACCCTCTGTTCACGCAGGGGGTCTCTTTCTTTCACAACAAAACAATCATGGCAGCAGCCTCTACTGAACTCGAATCCGTCAACCGAATGCTTCTGACGGTCGGCAGTCTACCGGCAGCCGCCACGACAGACCAAAGGCCCGATGTGATCATGGCCCTCAATCTCCTCCAAGAGATTGACCGTCAGGTCCAGAGCAAAGGTCACCACTTCAACACCCGCTACAACGTGGTGTTCTCAGAGTCGGGTGGGCAGATCCCCATCGCCACTGATGTCTTCTCGGTCAGCGAGTCCTCGGGCGAAGACAGCCCTCGAAGGACCCTACCCCACAGCGAAGACTTCAGCATCCGCAACCTCTTCCTCTATGACGCCATCAATGACACCGATGCCTTCACGGCCGACGTGACGCTGAACGCTGTCTACCGCATCCCCTACGAGGAGCTCCCTCAGTACGCCCGCGAGTACATCACCTCCCGCGCTGCTGGTCAGCTCCACGAGATGATGAAAGGCGTGCGGTCTGCCTCAGCCGTGGACAACGAGCAAAGCTCAAGGGCCACCTTCATCCAAGAGGAAGCCAACCGCAGCGATGCCAACTTCTTCAACAACCCCTACACCGCCTGGACTGGAAGTAACAGATGACCGCAGAGACTAAGATTGTCCCGAACCTTGTTGGCGGCGTGAGCCAACAGCCCGCGGGTGTTCGCGGCCCCAATCGAGTCACTGAGTGCCTTAACTCCCACCTGTCCCTCGTAGACGGGTGTACCAAGCGCCCCCCTACTGAGCACATCGCTGAGCTGATCTCAGGCGTTGCTGATGTCCTTGACTTCCATGTCATTGAGCGTGACGGCCAAGAGTTCATCCTCTGCCTTATCGACACCCCAGCGACCGGAGGGACCTACGGCATCCGCGCCTTTGACCTCACCGGCACTGAAGTCAACGTTGAAGCTGGTGACTCTGACGTTGGCCTCGACATGGCCTACCTTGGTAACAGCCCGGGTAACCATGTGTTCAACTGGGAGCGTCCGGGCGACACGATCCTTTGGACCACGCCCTCTGGGGACCATGAGGCCGAGAGCACTAGCGTCACCACTGACGGGCCTACCATCGACAACTGGGATCAGGTCACAACTGTCATGGCGCTGGCCAACAGTACTAGCGGTGAGCCGGGGTTCTGGAACCATGCGGTCAAGACGTTCTTCGGGGACCGAGTGACCTATGCGAGTGTCTACATCAAGCAGGGCACAAGCCCCAGTGGCGGTCTCGATACCATCGCCCTGGAGATCTACAACAAGACAAAGGGCACCCACTACCGTGCCTTCCTAGGTTGGTCAGGAACAGTCCTGGTCGAGCAGGATGGCCCCGACGCTGGGCAAGAGTACGCTGATCAAGTCGGTGATGT